CCCATTTCTGCGCCAAAGTTTATTTACCTTGCCGCGTTTACCTAGCTTAACATTGACAACGACGCCGGGCAGCGGCGGACGATCGGCGGAAACCTGGGCGCATAAAAAAACGCCGGGCGGCTTTCGCCGTCCAGCGTTGTCGATGCTGGTCGAATCCTAGTCTTCGTCGACGAACGTCATCAGGTCCGCCACTGACGGCCGCCGGTATCGCCCGTCAATCCACCGCCGACATTCGTCGACGGTCTTCGCCCGGTGAACCGGGAACCCGCCGGCGTTCAGTACGGCCGGCCGGCCGTCAGTCGTGTCAATGTCGTGGCCGCGGTAGCGGAAGCCGAACCAACGCCGTTCGATTGCGTGTCGCGTGTTCATTCGATCGCCTTTCGTGTGTGTGTGTGTGTGTGCGTCCAAGTGTCCATTATACCATATCCCGGTCGACCGGTCAACCCGTCGTTTTGTGCCTATTTGTCGAACCTGGGCGAAAACGAAACAGGCAGCCCAACACCGGCACAACGCGACCGAACAAACCGCGAACATGGTTCGATAGTTTCTGTTTGTTTCAAGCCGTGTTTTATTTGAATCCTAGACATTGAACCGTACGGAATAAACCGCCGGCCGAATCGTTCCGCGTCGTCGTCGTTCAACAACCAGGACGAACCCCATTGGTTATAGATGCGACGTTTCGACACGACGCGACCGGTTTCGGCGTCGACCAAAATTTCGCGACGGGCGGCCGGTCCATCGATTCCAAGTTCGGCGCCGTTCTCCAAAAGTCGGATTGCCAAACGATCAAAATCGATCATTTGCGACGACGCCCACGACGACAAGCCAACATCGGAAACATCGAAATCGAGTCGTTCAACATTCTTCGCCGTGTCACGTTCGATTCGGTTTTGATGAAATTCAATCGTTCGGATTTCGTATGACATGTCCCATTCCTCGTGTGTGTGTGTTTTGTGTCTTTCAAACGTCGATCGTCTTGAACGCCTTTTCAATCGCAAGCCGCACGACTTCCGACGCGGGAACCCAGGTCGACTCCGCCGTCTTGCAAAGCCGCAAGCCTGGAATCGGCCGCCGGGCCAACGCCTGGGCGACAATGTCGATTCGTTCTTTCAATTCTTCAGGAACGCGAATTTGCGTCGTTGACCGGTTTTCCTTCATAGTGTCCGCCTTTCGTGTTTGCGGCCGTTAGCGTGGACGCTGGACCGCTTCAAATGGAAAACGCCCGTCGACGATCGACGGGCGTGTGTTTGTTTGTGTTTGTTACGCGAAGGCGGGGTTTTGCGCCCAACCGGAACCGCCTTTCAATGTCCACAAATCGCGAACCCAATCACCGGCGTCGTTCTTGTGTTTCACTTCGTACCGCGACTGAATACCAGACTCAGCGTCGCGTTTGACGACGTCCAAAAAGTAACGTTCGTACTTTTCCCAATTTCCCCAATCGCCAAGCGGAACCGAACACTCATTAGTTTCGCCGTTTTTGGTCGCACTATAGGAAACCACATATTCGACCCAAACCCTTTCGAATCCGTCGATCAAATTGATTTCGCTTTCGGCAAAAAAAACGTCGTCCCAATTTTCCGCACCATCGACGACTTCCCAGGGCGACAAAACAAAGTCGACCGATCGAGGATTAACTAATTCGCCCGTTTCGATATTTTTAAAAATCCACATTTCGTTTTCCCTTTCGTGTGTGTGTCCAAAAAATGCCGCCGGGCGACCGGCGGCCGTGTGCGTTGCGACCTAAAACAAGCGATGACCAAAAGCCGGAACGGCGATTGGCAAGCCAAATTTTTCACGCTTGCAATTAAATGCCGACAATTCGCGTTTCGCGACGTCGACGCCGTGTGCATCCGCGACCATTTCGGCCGCCCACAAAGCAACGGTCGGATCGAAGAAACCGAAGCCTGCGTCAAATTCGTCCGCCATAACTTTCAAAATGTTTTTGAAACCTTTCATCGTTTCGCCTTTCGTGTGTGTGTGTGCGTGTGTGTGTCTGACGTGATACAGTATCGGCGAAAGCGGTCGACCGGTCAACCACAATAAACACAAACCGACGGATTTTTTCGAAAATAGTTTCGGCGCATAAAAAAAGCCGCGTCCGGTGGTAGACGGTACGCGGCGGGGACACACACAGTCGAGGCTAGACGCCCCAACAGATCATCATTGTGACGCCAACGGAAAGCGCGACAAGTATCGACATTAGTAAAAAATCTTTCACCATCATTTCGCCCCTTTCGCGTGTGTGTACTGGTCGACAATCACGGCCAAACATTGGTCGCCATTTTCAAGCCGACGCATAATTTCCCGACAAACAACGGTTTCCGTGTCGCCGTTCCCGCCGTAGAACGCGATCGATTGAATCAGTTCGCGCAGATACCAAAACGCGAAACGGCCACCGCACGCACGCCGCGTTTCCTCAATCAGTCGCAGGACGACGGCGGCACGTTTCAAGCGACCAACTCCGCGACATTCCAAACAACGCGACATACCGCGACCGGCTTCGATCGGCCGGCGACATTCTTCACAATCCAAAACTTCGAAATCCAAATTTCGCATTTTCGAAACTCCCTTGTTTGTGTGTGTTTGTGTGTGTCGGTGGTTGTTGTATCGGCTTCGTTTTCGCTGGTCAACAGAAGTTTTTCGTTTTTTGTGTCCGTTTGTGTGCGTTTCTGGCAACTATACAAACAAGGGAAAACCCAACAGCGGGTGATCGCGTGGCGCCCGCATTTCCCCAAATTTCAAAAGGTTCTGGAAATGTCAATCATTCAACGACTTGCAAACATGGGCGATTTTTTTGGTTTGTTGATGAAAATCGACCCGGCCGACGTTTTAAAAATTGCGGAAAGCGTCCGCGTTCTGTCGGACGATGACGCCGATTTGAAAATTCGCGTATTGGCGGGAATCGACGTCGCCGACGTCCTGGTCGAATACACGCCAACCGAGGCCGACGACATGTTCGTCGATTGGATCGCAAAGCTAGCCGAATCCGAGGGCGTTTGGTCGATCGTTGACGCCGTCCGCGAATTGATCGACGGCCGCAAAGTCGGCGAATTGACCATCGTCGCCGATTACCCGCGCGGCGTGACCGTTGGCGAAACCGACGAAGAAACCGGCGAAGTTCAAACAATTCCGGTCGGCGTCATTGTTCAGGTAGCGGTTTTCGTCGTGCAAATGATTCGATTGCTAAAAGAAAACAAATGATCCAAAACGCATTGTTGACGGCGCTTTTGTTGGTCGGCGTCGTTTTAGTTTTCCAACAATATTTGGTCGCCATAATCCGCGCGATTCGCGACCGCGTGTCCAAACTCCGTTGGACAATGGCGGTCGGTTTCGCGTTGATTGCCGTCGTTGTCTGGACCGCCTATTCTGACGCACCGCGGCCGCCGAAACCAACGCCGAAACCAAACAGCTACGTTTCGGCAGACGTCGCCGAGGAATTGCTACCGTTCCAAAGCGACGACGATTTGGCGGCCGCGGCGGAAACATGGTCGGCCGTGTTTCTGACGTTTTCCGATTTGATCGAAGCCGACGGCCGCACGTCAAACCCGCTTATTCGCCGCGTGGACGACGTGCGACGCATACGCGACAACATTGTCGCCGTTCCCATTTCTGGCGTTCCTGGAGGCGACGTCGTGGCCGTGGCGGTCGGTCCAGCATTGGACGACCTGGGCGTCGGTGAACTAACCGACGCAAAACGACAAGCCGTCGTCGATTTATTCCGCGGCGTCGGTCAAACGTTGAGGGCGAAATAATGGCGCGCGTGTTCGGATGGACGCCCGACGCCGACGGCGTCGAATCGATAATTGCCGACGCCACGTCCGACGTGTTCAACATGTCGCCCGCCGACGATCGCGAAATCGGCGTGTGTGCGTTCCAGTCGCGCGAATCCGATCCGATAGTGCTTTTCGACGCGTTGCGTCCTCTCGAACCGAATTGGCGACGTGGCGCCCAAAAAATCGGCGATTGTGTGTCGTGGGGATACGCGATCGCGGCCGACCTAGTTGTCGCCGTTTCGATTTGGTTGAAGCAGTCGCCGTGGGAATGGCCGGGCGTGTTCGCGACCGAACCAATTTACGGCGGATCGCGCGTCGAGGCACGCGGAAAAAAGACCGCCGGTTATTCCGACGGCAGCTACGGCGGTGCGGCGGCCAAGTGGTTAACCAAATGGGGCGCATTAAACCGAATCGATTATTCGCTTGCGACCGGCAACGCCGAACACAATTTGACAACGTACAGCGGCGAACGTGCGAAGGCGTGGGGAAACTGGGGATGCGGCGGACGCCATGATCGCGACAAATTGGACGCCGTCGCCCGACAACGCCCGGTTTCGAAAGCGTACCGCGTGACGTCGTTCGATCAATTGGCGGCCGCAATTAAAAACGGATACCCGGTCGCAATTTGCAGCGGCCAGGGATTAGGCAAACGCAACGCGGACGGATTCGCACCGCCGAGGGGTTCCTGGTCGCATTGTATGACGGCGACCGGTCTTCGTTTCGACAAACCCGGCGCGTTAATCACGAACAGTTGGGGCAATTCCTGGGGAACGTCCGCACCGCTTCCGGGCGTTGATTGGGACGAAGTTAAAAAATGTTCGGCGTGGGTCGACGCGAAAACCGTCGACCGAATGTTGAAACAAAACGATTCGTTCGCGTTGACCGGCGTCGACGGCTTGAAACGACGCGAAATCAATTGGCGGGAAGGTTGGGTTATCAATGGACGTTCGTAGTTTCCTGATTTTGATTTGTTCGGTTGTCGGTTGCGACTTCGAACCGGCGTCGACCGTTCCGTCGGTCGCGTTCGTCGACGGATACGTTTACACGGTCGCCGGTGCGTCGATCGATGAAAGCGAAATAAAACCGCCACCAAAACCCGACGGCGAATTGTGCGAAACGTGCGACGGTAGCGGAAAAGTCGGCGACGGGAAAGTGTTTACCGTTTGCATGGATTGCAACGGCCTCGGCCGAACCGGGATCGACGGCGGCGTGTCGTTTGTCGACGCCGAGAAATCAAAACCAGCCGTGAAACGTCGCCATGTTGTTCGCCGTTTGTTTCGGGGGCGTTGACGATGTTTGATTGGCAACAAGTCGCAATCCAGGTTCCAGGCATGGCCGTTTTAGCGATGATCGTTTGGTTCTTCCTTCGACACGTTCGCGCGGCCGGTAACGATTTCCGCGACAGCCTGGACGACCAACACAATTTGGTTTCGTCGTGCGTCGATCGATTGTGCGAAACGCACGAAAAAACGGTCGGGGCATTGGATCGCAATACGGAAATGTTTGGGCGTGTCGAATCGCGATTGGATCAATTGACGTTGATCGAATCAAAACGCATGGAAAACGATCGGGCGTGAAATGGCGAAAAGTGTTCACAATGACGTGATCGACGCCGCGTTGGATTACGTCAAAACAAATTGTACGCGTTTGACGTTGTGTTCCGCCGAACCAACGACGTTCGCCGAAGCGAATTCAACATTCGCCCTTGCCGACGTGACCGTCGACGCGACCGATTTCACAATTGGCGACGGCGACGTGTCCGGCCGAAAACTAACAATCGCAGAACAATTATCGTTCGCCGTCGACGTGACCGGAACGGCGACACACGTCGCGTTGTTGGACGTGTTGAATTCTAAATTGCTTTATGTCACGACGACAACGTCGACCGCGTTGACGGCAAGTCGAAGCGTTAATTTGTTGACATTTGATATCGAAATTCTCAAACCATCATAAGGGAAATAAACCATGGGTAATCTCTCAAACTACGAATCAAACGAAATCGGTCAGGCTCGCATGGAAATCCTTCGTGGGCATGGTGAAGCTGCAAAAAGTATCGTACAGCAGATGTATTCGATTGCTGTGGAGTACAACAATTACCGAAACAGCCTAAGCGGAGATCCTGAAGATATCGCCTACAGTGATTCCGCTCTGACCTATATGGTTGGCGAATTGCAACCAATCCTCGGCAATCTATCGGCAGAAGAAAAGGCTTGGTTGGATTTGGTCTTAGATGGTCTGGGTTATCAGCCGAAGGTGTAGAGGTAAGTAATGACGACACCAAACGGTGCGATTGTTTTTAATGCGAGTACAGGCGACGACGCTGCTGCTAGTGGTCTTGGACCTGCAACGGCTCAGACTGGCAGCGGTGCGTCCACCGATGGAACGGCAGTTGTAACAGGCATTACAACCACTGGAGTATCGGCTGGTGATTTGCTTTGGGTGCAGACTGCGAGTGGTCGTCAGTTTTCTATCATTGCCAGTGTCGACAGTGGTACGCAGGTAACTTGCGACGATACGTTTGCTCTTGGTTCTGGTCAGACCTGGGCCATTGGTGGTAAAAGGGCGACGTTTGAGAACGCAAGTAGTAGGCAGCTATTTCAGGATGTGAAAGCGGCGATGGTTATTGAGACTGAAACGGATCAGTCTGTAACGTCGATGATTTCTATCTTAACTGTCGCAGGTTCGTATAACGATGGTTTCATAGTGCTTCGAGGTGACAGTGCTTCAACGCAAAGGGTTTTTAACTCTTCTGCTCTTTCACCATGTATCGGCGGAAATGGTGACTGGTCGAGATGGCGGTTTGAAAACTTAAAGTTTACAAATTCGTACTCTGGCACTAAAACATCAGCCGCAACAGGAATACGATTTCGAGGGTCGGCGTTTTTTTGTGTAAATTGCATTTTTGGTGATTCTACTAATCAGTTGTATACGTCGGTTTATAGGTATGACTCCACAGCCGCAGTTAAGATGTTCCGATGCGTTATTGAAAATTGCACTGGTCCCGGAATCCCTGTTGATAGCGTAAATTATAACCCGACCCTTATTGGCTGCATCATTCGCAACAACGCTTTACATGGATGCTCAGTTCATACTGGGACAATAACTGGTTGCTTAATTTATGGGAACGGCGGTCATGGAATAATTACAGCCAACAATTCAACTTGGTATGGAACGATTAAGGGCAATGTAATATACGGCAATTCAGGAGACGGGGTTAATTTCAGCAGCACAACGAGAGCATTTTCAGCCTACGTCATTGAAAACAATATTATCTCTGAAAATACTGGGTATGGCGTTGGTGGTGCTTTGGCTGGCTCGAATGATTACGGAGCGTTTGTTGATTGTAATGCCTTTTACAGCAATACATCTGGCAATTATCAGAATCTAACCAGTGGACCCAATGACATCACCCTGACAGCCGATCCATTCACCGATGCAGCCGCTGACGATTTCACAATCAACGAAACATCCGGTGGCGGTGCTGACCTGCGAACTAAGGCGGTAACACTCGGTTCTACCGAGACTCGCCCATTCCGTTGGCTGGACGTTTCTACCGGCGGCGGTTCATCTACCCCAGCGGCAGCGGTTCGACACACGAGGTTGAAGTGATATGACATGGACAGATATGACAGCCCTGACGGGTCTGGTTGCATGGTATAAGCCTGAGACTCTTGCGGCATCATATGCCAACGGTGATCCCATTGATACATGGGCAGATAGTAGCGGCAATGGCTACGATTTAACCGGCACAACAACCACCAGACCACTTGCGGCGGCTAGTGCGATTAACGGTTATATGGCGGCTGACTTTGATGGGACTGATGATGTTATGTCTAGTGCGTCGTACACGCACAGCGGGAATATTGTTGTTGCTATGGTCTTTAATCTCGATGCAATGAAAGATTATAACACTATTATAAGTATCCACAACAGTGCAACGCCTGCTTATCCGCCCTACTACTATTCTGTTTTCTCGTATGCTAATCAAGATTTCGCTGTAGTTTTAAACGATGGCTCTAGCAGGTATTGGGTTGGCAATTCCGCCTTTGGGGGAACTCCAACGGCAGCGAGTACAAACTACATCGCAGTCGGTTCGTTCTCCGCCATTGGCATGCTATTAAGGACCAACGGTGAACAAAGCAGGTGGAAACGTAATTTAAGCACTAATCCAGCAAGTCCATCGGGAACTGCCTACATTCATTTGGGAACAACAGGACTTTCTGGTGATTTTTTAAATGGAAAGCTGGCTGAAGTGATTATTTGGACGCCAACATCGGATTACACCGAAGTTCCTTGGGTTGAAGGTTACCTTGCCGACAAATACGGCATCACGCTAGTTGATGGGCATTTATTCAAAAATGCAGCACCAGAAAACGCACCAACGACCTACAACGCCGCAGGCTCAACAAGCTACGCACTTCCACCAAAACACACTCGCTTATAGGAATCGAGGACCATGGCAACTTCCGGGGCCTATAAAAATTCAGAGTATACTTTCAATTTCTCTTTTACCAAGGCGTCAGACCCGACAGCGTTTTTTACTGGGACGTTTTTAACGTCAGAAGTGAAAGTAGTGACGCGAGATGGTGGTACAACTAATGCGGCAACTAACATTGCATCGGCACCAAGCCATGAGGGGAATGGCGTTTACGAAATTAACCTGACGGCAAGTGAGATGAACCATGATGAAATCATGATTGTTCTCGTACCCTCGTCAGCCGATGTTGTTCCCGAGTCGATTAGCATCGTCACAGAGCCAACGCCGTCAGATATTCTGGAAGTAGCAAGCTCTACGGTTAGCGGCGTTGCAGATTTCAAGGCTACTGGATTCAGTACGTTTAACCCTGCTACTGATACGGTTGCCAACGTTTCGTCGGTCGCCAGCGTTTCCGGTTCAGTTGGTTCCATTTCGGGCGTAACGTTCCCGACTAACTTTTCCGACCTAGCAATTTCCGCGACCACCGGACGCGTTACGGTGGGAACCAATGCCGACAAAACGGGTTATTCGCTTTCACAATCATTCCCGGCCAACTTTGCGGATTTAGAAATCACGGCGTCGACTGGTCGTGTTTCGACTGGGACGAATTACGACAAAACGGGTTATTCGCTTTCGCAAACGTTTCCAACGAACTTTGCCGACTTGTCGATTTCCGCCACGACAGGACGCGTTGACGTCGGTTCTATGGCCGCCGACACAATAACGGCGTCGGCGATCGCGGCGGACGCGGTAACGGAATTACAAAACGGCGTCGCAACGGCGGCCGCGTTATCGTCAGCCGCGGCGGAAATTTCGGCCATTCTCGCCGATACCGGAACCGACGGCGTTGTGATTAGTAGTGCGACAGCGAACGCAATCGCCGACGCGATTTTGTCGCGTAACGTTTCGAATACCGAAGCGACGGCCGCCGAACACACGTTGACAACGATCGTTCTTGCGATTCTCGAATCGGCACGAACGACAACCGATTGGAATATTTACAGAACCAACGGTTCGACCGTTCACGCGGCAAAATCAATTTCAACTGACGCGGCAGCCCTTCCGGTCGTGGGTGTTTCATGATTTTTTTTGAAATCGTCAAGGGTTGGTTTTCGTCGACGACTGTCGCGACGGACGTTCCGACCGACGACGCGACACAACAACACACAATCGAAAACGTGACCGTCGTTCGATTGTTTAGCGAACAACCGAAACGAACGTTGTTCGATGGAGTCTTTCAAAACACCGCGTTCGACGAATTGGAAAAAAACACCGCGTTTGACGACGTCGCCCAGGTAACACTTTTTGAGGAATAGAAACAATGCCGCGTTTGCTAATCCAACGCCCGGTTTTGTCGATCGGCGACACCGATTTGTTTTCGGTCGATTTATCGCGTCGGCTCGATTCGGCCGAAACGTTGACGTCGCCGACCGTGATTGAAGTGGACGAAGACGGCGACGCAATAACCGGCGGCGAATTGACCATCGCCGACGTTGCCGTTTCAACTGTCGCATACAACGACGAAAACAACTACGACGCCAACGGGAACGCGACAACGGTCGGCATTGGGAAAGCGGTCCAATTTACCGTGTCGACGTCGCAAACGCTTCCGGGCGTCAAATACGCGTTGTTAACAGTCAATTCGACCGGTGGCAGTATCGCCAGGACGTTGGAACGCATGATAAAAATCGAGTTTAAATAATGGACACGACCGGCGCCGCATACGAACGACACCGCGAAAAAATGGCGTTGCGACAACGCGACGCCCGCGCAAAAGCCGCCGAAATTGGACCGCTTCCGGAAGTGGTCGACCCGGATCGCCGGCAGCGTTGCCGGGAATCGTTGCGGGAATTTGCCGAAACGTATCGCCCGGAAGCGTTTTCGCTTGGTTGGTCGGAAGACCATTTAAGAATCCTGGAACGCTTCGAAACGACGGTTCGCGACGGCGGTTTGTTCGCGTTAGCTATGCCGCGTGGATCGGGAAAAACGACGATTACAATCACGGCGGCTTTGTGGGCGTTGCTTTACGGTTTCCGAAATTGGGTTTGTTTGGTCGGGGCGACCGGTCCGAAGGCGGCCGCGCTTTTGAAGTCGATTAAAACCGAATTGCGTTTCAATCCGTTGTTGCTTCAGGATTTCCCCGAAACTTGCCACCCGATTGCACGACTTGAAGGGAAAGCGATTCGGGCGAACGCCCAAACGCTGGACGGCGTCGAAACGAACATTGAATGGCTCGCCGAATCGTTGACGTTTCCGACGGTCGCCGATTCGCCGTCGTCCGGTGCGGTTGTTACGGTGGCAGGTATTACGGGCGACATTCGCGGCCAGCAAAAAACGCTTTCCGACGGCCGCGTGATTCGGCCGGATTTCGTGATCGGCGACGACGTCCAAACGCGCGAGTCGGCGAAGTCGCGGCAACAAACCGACGATCGTTTGGCGATCATTCACGGTGATATTTTGGGCCTTGGCGGTCCAGGCGTCAAAATGTCGGGCGTGTTTCCGATTACGGTGATCCAACGCGGCGACGTGGCCGAACGATTGTTGGACACGGAAACGTCGCCGGAATTCCACGGCGAACGAACACGGCTTTTGTACGGCATGCCGACGAACATGTCGTTGTGGAACAAGTACAGCGAAATTCGCGACGCGGATTTCCGAAATGGCGGCGATGGATCGGTCGCGACGGAATTCTATCGGGAAAACCGGGCCGACATGGAGGTCGGTTGTCGCGCCGCGTGGGACGACCGACACAATCCCGACGAAATCAGCGGAATACAACACGCATTGAATTTGTATTTCCGCGACGAAGGGGCGTTCTGGGCCGAGTTCCAAAACGAACCGATCCAAACGGCCGCCGACGATTTAATTTCCGAAGACGAAATAACAGAACGCGTTCACGCGTACAAACGCGGCATCGTTCCCGACGAAGCCGACATGGTCACGGCTTTCGTTGACGTCCAAAAACAAATGTTGTTCTATTGCGTGACCGCGTGGCGAAAAGATTTCACCGGGTACGTCATCGACTACGGCGGATTCCCCGACCAGCAAACGACCAACTTTCGATATCAACAAGCAAAACAAACGTTGTCGAAACGTTGGCCGGGTGAATCGTTGGAAGTGACGTTGACGCGCGGTTTAAATGAATTGATTAACGGTCTGTGCGGCCGGTCATGGACAACGCCGACAGGAACCGAACTTTCGATCGAACGCGTTTTGATCGACGCGAACTGGGGTTTGTCGCGGAATATCGTTTACGAATTCGCCCGACGTTCGCAACATAAAGCGATCATTTTTCCGTCGCATGGAAAAGGCGTCGGGGCGTCCGCCGAACCGTTAAACGCGAAACACGTCAAAAAGGCGGGCCGGTCGGTCGGTTTACATTGGAGGGTCGACAAAAGCCGCGACGCGCCGAACAGGTACGTTGTCTACGACACAAATCATTGGAAGTCGTTCTGTTTTGCCCGGCTCGGGACCGAACCTGGAACGTCGTCCAGTTTGACGTTATACGAAGCGACGCCGCGAACGCACAAAACATTTGCCCGACACCTTAAAAGCGAATATCCGGTCACGGTCGAAGGTCGTGGCCGCACCGTCGACGAATGGAAAACCCGCGCGGATTTGGCCGACAACCATTGGTTCGATTGTTTGGTCGGAACGTGCGTCGCGGCTTCGGTCCAGGGTTGCAACTTGACCGACAAAACGAAAACGATTTTCGGTTCGAATTCTGCACCGAAGCGAAAACGCAAACGTCGAAACGTGAGTTTTTAACATGGCAAAACGTAAGCGAAAACAAACCGAAACGCCCGTCGTAGTTTCGGAAATCAAACCGTGTCCGCATTGTGGGAAAACGGACGGCTTTTTAAAGACACGCGGCGCGTATCTTGAACGAACTTGCGTCGCCTCCGGCATCCATTTGAAGTTTTACCGGTCAAGGTGCAAGGCGTGCGATTGTGTAGTGATCGAACGCGTCGAAAAAAAAATGACAGAAACCGGCGTGTAAATGTCCAAAATTGTCTGATTTTGGCAACTATACAAACAACGGGGGAAATCCATGGCGTCGGAATTTAGGCAAAAACGACTTGCGCACGCGAAACGCATGGTTGACGCGATCGAGGAACAATTGGCGACGGGCGTCGGAATTGTAAACGTAAACGTCGACGGAATGTCGGTCACGTTCAATCGCGAAAAGGCGTTCGAAGAATTGCAGAAGTGGTCGAAACTGGTCATCCGCCTAAGCCGCACCAAATCCCGTACGTCGGCCATTCGATTGGATAACGCATGATTTCAAACGAAACAAAACCGAACGTTTTAAACCGCATTTTCGGCGGTTTCTTCGGTAAATATACGGCCGCCGAAGCCGACGCCCAACGCCGACGCGATCCAGGGAACACAATCCGAAGTTCGGACGATTTGTTGGACACGTCCAAACGTCGCCGTCTGATGGAAGGCGGCCGCGAATTGTGGCGAAATTACAGCGTCGCCGCCTGGGCCATTCGTAAACATTTGGACTACGTCGCGACGTTCAATTTTCAGGCACAAACCGACAACGACGATTTAAATCGCGAACTTGAATCGTTGTTCAATTGGTACAACCGAAGCGACAATTGCGACATAGCGGGCCGGCACACGTTCCGACGTTTGATTCGGATCGCCGAGGCACGACGCGTTATCGACGGTGATTGTTTTTTCGTTTTGCTTCGCGACGGCCGAATCCAGCCGATCGAAGGCGACCGCGTGCAAAATCCCGACGTGTCGCGTTATTCGGCCGAGGATCGCCGGAAATGGGTTCACGGAATCAAAGTCGGTCAAGGCGGGCGGATGCAGCAGGCGTCGATCTATCGGCGTTTGACGCATGGTCGCTACGAATTCGAAAGAATCATTAACGCGTCGAACATTCTTCAAATTGCCTATTGGGATTCGTTCGACCAAATTCGCGGCGTGTCGCCATTGTCGGCGGCGATTTCATCGTTTCAGGATGTTTTAGAGGCGAAAGAATACGCGTTGGCGAAAGCGAAAATAACGCAATTGTTCGCCCTTGCAATAACGCGGGAAATGGCGGATTTCGACGACGACGACGAACAATTGGACGAAACGGCGCCCGTCGTCGATTTCGGTCGCGGACCATTTAAACTTGAACTAGACCCAGGCGAAAACGCTTCGTTTTTGGAAAGCAAACACCCTTCCACCGAATTTCAATCGTTTATGTCGATGACGTTGCAGGCCGCGTTGAAATCGCTCGATTTGCCATGGTCGTTTTATGACGAAGCCCACACGAACTTTTTCGGTTCGAAAATGGCATTGACGAATTACATTCAGTCATGCCGATCGAAACGCGACGATTTGCGGGACGTTTTGAACAGAATAACGGCGTGGCGGCTTCAAAAATGGATCGCAACGGGTGCGATTACGCTTCCGCGTGGAATGACGATTGGAAACTTGAAATGGGATTGGGTCGCCGCCGGTGTTCCCTGGTGGGATGTTTCGAAGGAAATTGACGGCGATATCAAAGCGGTCCAGGCTGGATTGCGAACGCTTTCGGAAATTAGACGCGAACGATACGGCGACGACTGGCGGGACGTAATTCGCAAACGTGCGGAAGAACAACGATTCGCGGAAGCCGAAGGCGTTTCGACCGTTTTTGACACAATACAAACGCCAACCGAAGGGAACGAAGAATGACGGCCGCATTTATACAGGCAAACGGCGAAATGTTCCGCACCGCGACCACATTCGCGGGCGAATTGTCGAAAGTCGACAAGGAACGCGGGATTATTTACGGCGCGAAAATTATCAGTTTAGGCCGCGTCAACGATTCGCGACCGTGGCACGTTGACGAACAAACATTGTTGGACGTCGAACGCATGATTAACGCGCCAAATAAGGGACTCAAAGCCCGTTGGACGCATCCGAATATGTGCGACGATGGATTGGGCAAATATCTTGGACGGTGGCAGAACGCCCGTATCAGTGGCGATAGCGTCATCGCCGATTTGCATTTGGCGAAATCCGCTTTCGATTCTCCCGTCGGCGATTTGGGTTCGTACGTTTTGCAACTTGCCACCGAAGACGCGGAATCGTTCGGCGTTTCGGTCGCGTCAATGTTGGCCGACGAAATGGAAGGCGAACCGGAAGACGGCGAAACCATGCCGCTACGATTTGCCGGATTACACGCGGCCGACCTAGTCGATTCGCCAGCCGCGACACGCGGCGGTTTGTTTTCCAATATTGACGACGATTTGCCAAACATGGCAACGTGGCTTTTGAAAAAACATTTTTCCGATGCGTCACCAACTGACGTTTTCCATCGGTTTGTTTCGTTTCTTTCCCGCTATTTCGAAAGGGATGTCATGGACGAGATTCGCGACGGTCTATTGGCCGCGGATTTAGTCGAAACGCCCGCCAACGAACAACCGACGGTCGATCAAGCCGACGGCGAAAACGTTGCGGTGTTTTCACTTGAAAGTTTGCGTGATGACGCAAAACCATTTGTCGAGGCGTTTGGCGACGTCGGCGCACGATGGTTTATCGAAGGGCGTGATTTGCTCGAATGTTTCCGCGAGAAAAACGACGAATTGGGTCGGCATTGTAAAGATTTGGAAAACCAAATCGCAGAGCTACAGGCTCAAATCATCGCGACCGATTTGTCCTCCGGTGAACCCCAACCGCTTTCCACGGATGAACGCGTCGACGTCGACCCGGCACAAGCCGCGAAATTCGCCCGCGTTGACGAATTGAAAGCGAAGGGCGTCGACCCGCGTGTCGCAAAATTTGGCGTTGCTTTAAACAATTAGTTTTGGACAAACCACAGACACAAACCTTCGCGTTTGTGTTGCCGCATAAAAGGAATTTAAAAACATGGCAGACGCATATCAAACAACCGCCCAGGTTGCGTATTTCAACAAAGTCGATATGGAATTGATGGTTTCCGACGTGCTGAACGAATCGCCATTGGTGCAAGCCATGGCCGCCCGTTCGACGCGATCAAATTCGTTCGTTTACACGCGACAAACCGCCGCGCCTTCCGTTGGGGTGCGTTCCGCGAATGACGGCGTCGAAAACACCGTCGGAACATATGAGAGCGTAACCGCAAACCTAAAGATTTTTGACGCATCGTTCGGCATGGACGTCGCCGTCGCACAAAGCGACGAACGCGGCGTTGAACATGCGATCGGCGTCGAAGCCGTCACGCATTTACAACAAGCCATGTTCGAAATCGAACAGCAGGTTTTGAACGGAACAACCGGCAATTTGGCCGGCGGTTTCAGCGGCTTCGCCGATCAAGCCAATTTGAACGGCGCTAGCGATACAATGGTCGTAAACGCCGGCGGAACGACCGCCGGGACCGGTTCCAGCGTTTACCTGATCCGCATGGGCGAGGGCGACGTTCAGTTGTTATGGGGCCAGGACGGCGAAATCAGCATCGGCGACCGACAAATCGTCGAACGTGCTGGATCTTCAACCGGACGTTTCCCCGCGTTCTATCATCCGATTGTGGCATGGTGCGGATTGAAAATCGGTTCGACCTACAGCGTCGCCCGCGTCGCAAACCTGACGGAAGACACCGGCAAGGGATTGACCGACGATTTGATCTACGAAGCGTTGTCGAAGTTCCCCGCGTCACGTCAACCAAACGTGATCGTGATGAACCGTCGAAGCCTGGAACAACTCCGAAGTTCCAGAACGGCCACAAACGCCACCGGCGCGCCCGCAGAGCGACCAATTTCGGTTGACGGATACCCGATTATCGTCTCCGACGCGCTGGGCAACACCGAAACGTTGCTTGTCTAATGTCGTTAGTTTCAAACGCAATCGTTGCCGCGTACAAGGCCGCCCGTTCGGTGAACGCGGCAACGATAACTATCACGCGACCGCGAACGGGCGAAACCGTTTCGTTGTCGGCCGTTCCAGGTTCCACATCCCACGTTGTGGAAACCGACGGAATGATCGTCAACGAAATTCGGTCGCGCGATTTTTTGGTTTTAACTTCCGAATTCGTTTTGGGTGGATCGCAAACAACGCCAGAACGCGGCGACGTTATCACGTCGGGCGGAAAGACGTTTAAGGCGTTGGCCGCTAGCGGCGAACAGCACTGGCGATATACCGACCAGACGGAAACGGTGATTCGCATTTTCACGAAAGAGGCGTGATTGAATGTCGAAATTGGTTGACATTACGAACGCCGTTGTTTCGCGATTAAATGCGGCAACATTTACGCTTTCGTTCACGGCCGAATCGCGGTTGTTTCCGCTTTTCGAAATGGACGGCATCGATTCGCTATTGGTCAGCGTTTATGGTGCGAACGAATCGTGGGAACGTGAATCGCGCAGCGGCGTTTATTCGAAGGCGTACGACGTCCATGTCGTAATCGATTCGCCGGTTCAACAATCGGCGACACAAACCAATTTGAATTCGTCGGTCGAATCTTTGATCGACCTATGCGAAGAGATCAAATTAGATTTGGCCGTTCGTCAAATGGACAATTCGCCGTTGGTTGAAATCGAACACGACGAACCATTCGATTCGCAGTTCTTCCACGAATTCGGTTTTTTTCATTCGGTTATCACGTTCCGATATAAAGGGATCGGCTAATGTCATACGTTTTGAGCGAAGACGCGAAGGTTTACTACAACACCGGAAACTATGCGTCGCCAACATGGGCAGAAATTAGCAACGTGAAAGACGTCACGTTGAATTTAGAAAAAGACGAAATCGACGTGACGACGCGTGCGTCGGGCGGTTTCAAGGAACGGGCCGACGGTTTAATCGACGCATCGATCAGTTTTCAAATTCTTTGGAACAACAGTGACACCGCGTTCACCGCGTTGCAGGACGGTTTCTTCAACAAAACCGCCGTAGAAATGTTGGTTTTAGACGGTCCAAACACGACGACCGGAAGCGAAGGTTTGCGGGCGACTTGCATGGTCAAAAGTTTTACGCGTTCCGAACCACTTGGAGGCGCGTTAATGGCCGACGTGAATTTGTTGCCCGTCAAAAACTCCGACGCCGCGCCGGCTTGGTACACGGCTCCATAGTAGGTGAACAATGCCAACGTTTAATGACACCGACGGCGTCACCTGGAACGTCGTCGTTACGCTTGGAACGCTTGAAGACATTCGCGAACGACTGTCGGTCAACATTTTGGACAATCCGTCCGAAATGCCGACGTCGATTCGCGACATGGTCAATTTGATTTGGATTTGTGTTGAAGAACAAGCAAACCGAATCGGGATTTCGCCGCGTGAATTCGGGCGGCGTTTGGACGGCGACGCGATCGAATCCGGGATCGAAGCGTTTATGGAATCCTATTCGGATTTTTTTTGCCGCCTACAACCGGCGCGGGGCGAAGCGATCAAAGAGATTTGGAGGCAGGGAAAGCAACTCGAACAAATGACGTTGGACAACGTCAAGAAAGCCTTTTCGAAATCTATTATCGCGTCGCCGGCGTTGTAGGCGTAAACCCGCGAAAATTTAAGTCGTGGCAATTGTTTGAAATGTTGAAAGGCGCACGCCCGGAAGCGTTCCAGCAAACCCGATTTAAATCGCCGAAAGGCAAACAAACGATTCCGATCAACAAATCGACGGTCGGGTCGTTAAAGGTTTTTTGTTCCGATCGTTTTCGGGGTTCCAACGGGACGTGATCCAATGGGGATAATCGGAAAAACGGGTTTTATCGATTACGACGTTCGATTGAAGGATTTTTTCTTTGATCGAAACCGCGTGATGAACGCCGTCGACAAAATGACACACCGCGTTTTGTTTTGGTTCGGTGGTCGCGTTCGCGAAAAAACGCGTTCCACATTGGGCAAACCGAAACCGTCGAAATGGGGCGCGAGGCGTTCTGGCGATTATCGAATAGATAAACCACCGCGACCCGCACCAAAACCGCCGACGCCGCGAATTCAGGATTCGGCAACGGTAACACTTCGAAACGTTCAATACAACTACGACAAAACGTCGGACGGCGGCAAAGTTCGCGTGTTTGTTCCCAAATATCGTGGAACGCAACGTTTCGGCGGGAAGACCGCGCCGGAATTGCAGGAATTCGGCGGGACGGTTCGGGCGCGTGCGAAAACGTTGTATCAATTGCCGCCCAACGACAAACGCCGAAAGAAAAATCAAAAGCGAACGGCGACGTTGATTTTTTCGAAACGTTTTCCCATGCGTTCGTTTCGCCTTCCAGCCCGCCCATATCTCGGCGCAAACATGTCCATAAACAATGGACAAACCGGTTTCGAAAAGGCAATCAAGGACGCGCAAAAGAGAATGGCGCAAGGCAAATATCCGTTCAACATTGGAAAACTCGGCCGGGGGCGAATCTAAATGGCAATTCCAGCAGGAAAAGCGATTGTTGAATTGGAATTGAAAGGCGAAGGGGCCATGGCGGCAAAAATGTCGTCGATCAAATCCCGCCTAATCAAATTCGGTCCAGCCGTCGCCGCCGTTGCAGCAGCAGCAGCGGCCGCCATGGCCGCCGCCGCGGTCAAGGCGTTTGCCGAAATCACAAAAGCGTCGATCCAAGCCGCGACCGCGTTCGCGGAAATCAAAAGCAAATTTGGCGTCGTCTTCGGTGAAATGTCCGCCGAAATGGAACAGTTCGCGAACGATTACGGCGCGGCCGTTGGGCGATCGCGAAAACAAACGCTTGAAATGCTCGCCGGGATGCAGGATTTGCTTGTTCCTATGGGCGTGATGCCTGGGCAGGCCGCGGAATTATCAAAAGCGTTGACAATGCTCGCCGTCGATTTGGCGTCGTTTAATAACAAGCAAGACGCCGACGTGATGAACGACCTTCAGGCCGCGTTGACCGGTAGCGGCGAAGTGATGAAAAAATACGGCGTTGTCTTAACTGAAGCCGCCGTTAAACAAGAATTGTTGAACCAGGGACTCGACCCGAAACACGCGACCGACGCACAAAAGGCGATCGCTCGTCTTAATATCATTTTGGCCGGGACGACGGCCGCCCAGGGTGACGCACTTCGAACGTCCGATTCGTTCGCGAATCAACAAAAGCGTTTGAAAGCGTCGGTTGACGACTTGATGGTGACATTCGGCGAACAATTCTTACCGATTCTTCAACGCCTAATGGCGGTTTTGCTCGGCGTAGTGGACGTTATCAAAGGGCCGGTCGAAGACGAAATTGAAAACATGGGCGACGTCGCAAACGACGCGACCATGACGTTTGGCGATTTGGCCGACACAATAACGCTTCTTGTCCAGGGTTTAGCGTTGGCCGTTGGGCCGATGATCGCTTTCGCTTCGCACCTTGCCGGCATGGCAGCAAACGCACACAAAGCCGCCGCGGCGTTGCTTGGATTGGAAGCTATGCGGCTTCGTATTCAAGGCGACAAAAAGGGATCGGCGGAAATGATTAAGCTCGCCGGGAAACATAGCGGTAAAGCTATGGCGCTAGACCAACAATCAGACAGGATGTTCGAAACTGGATTGCGAACAACGCGTTTCGGTTTAGGGTTGGACGTTGGCGGTCAAAGTATTTCCGACGCCGTCGCCGCACGAATGGCCGAAAGCGAACAACGCCGCGCCGACATTCTCGAACAGCAGTCCAATCTATATCAACCGATCGACATAGGCGCCGCCGATCCATTGGGAATGGAAGCGAACAAGGAAAAACAAGCCGAGCAAGAACAAAAACGCCTGGACGAAATGAACGAAGCCAAGCGAAAGGCGGCGGAAGAACAAGCCGAAAACGAACGCAAAGCCCGGCAAAAAATGTTGGACGAACTCGATTCGCAATATGACATTTTGTCTAACAAGTTCGAAGACAATTTTGAGGAAATGACACGCGAACCGGGTGACATGGGATCTCTTGAAGCGATTTCGGCTTCATCGACGGCTGCCTATGAAACATTCAAGGCGAACGCCGATCGGGCGACGTCGATTCAAGAACGACAAGCAAAATTGGCCGAAGAACAGGTAAAGCTATCCAAATCAATGGAAAAGCTATTGAAAGAACGTCAATTGATTGTGGGAGCTTTATAACATGGCGTCCGTTTTGGGAATTCGATTCGGCGTTTCGTCAACCGACACCTACAACGCCGGCAAACAACGCGTTGATACGACGCACAGGGCGACCTATGTCGTCCAAATGGACAGCGAATCCGCACGCGAAAACAGCGTCGCGAACGTGGCCGGCGTCCCCAGGATTGGAACACCTTCGCCGATCATGCTCGGCGCGTATTGTGTCAGCCGCGATATTTCAGAAATCGGACCGAAGACGTTTGAAGTCGAAGCGGAATTTTCGACCAACATTGAAGGCGGAAGCCAACCGGACGACCGCAAACCGTGGGATCGCACGCCCGAATGGGCATGGTCGTTTGAAACGACCGAAGAACCAATGTTGACCGACGCCCAAAACAATTCGAAATCGATTGCAAATTCCGCTTTGGAACCGTTGCCACCGGTAACGCAATTAGTCGCCGTTCCAGTTTTGCAAATCAAACGAACCGAAACGTCGTTCGACGGTCAAACGATTTTAGATTACGTCAACCGCGTTAATTCTTCGTCGTTTTGGGGTGCGTCAGCAAATCAAGCGTTAATGGCCGGAATCAACGCATCACAAAAACAGTTCGATTCGTTTCGCGTTTGGGAAGTAACGTACACGATCAAATTTAAAGTCGACACCTACGGTTGGAAATTACGGCTTTTGGATCAGGGGACGTATTATTGGTCGGGCGCCGTCGGCACGTCGCAAAAAATCCCGTTCGGTGACGCGGCGTTCCAGCAAGTCGTCGGCAACTTAAACGGAAGCGGCGGCGAAAACACGACGACAACACCGGCGTTTGTGACGTACAACCGTTACAACGACGCAGATTTTAATGATTTAAACCTTGGACCATGGGGTTAAAAAATGGCAGACGAAATCACGGTTAATCAATCTTTACGTGTTTCCAATGGGAATTTTTCGTTCCGGCGCGAAGTCGGCTTTTCGACGTTCGATCAAACGACGGCCGGCGGCGGAAACCCTGGAACGGTCAACATTGGGACAAGCGAAGAATCGGTCGCGTTTGGCGATATCACGACGCCGGGTTGGGCCATTATGACAAACCTCGACACAACGAATTTCGTCAAATGGGGATTTTCGACCGGCGTTTATGGCGGACGCATGGAACCCGGCGAAACCGCCGGGCCATTTCGACTCGATCCCGCTTTGACGTCGCTTTACATGGTCGCGGACACGGCCGCGTGTAACGTGTTAATTCAAGTTTTGGAAGACTAGAACGCATGGCCGACGAAGCGAACAAACTATTTGGTTTTCGAGAAAACGACGCCCAGGCGTTGAAGGCGATCGCGACGGCGTATCAACTCGGGTCGCCGTACAAGGGCCAAACGAACGACGGGGCGTTTCGTGGCGGCAACGCGGCGGGTTTGTGGATCATGGAAGCGACGACCGTAATCGGGCCGGCCGTTGGTTCAACATTTGGAACCGGTACGGCTAAAATCAAAAAGGTTTCCGGCGTGTCGATCGCGGATCATTCGCCCGGCGGCTTCAACGTGACGCAAGTCGTTAACAATCTTTTCGAAAATTCGATCGGCATCGGGCGACGTTTTGTTTGTTCCAGAACACTGGACGGCCAATTATGGGTGACAAATATTTGGGGTCTAAAATCCTCGATTTTATTCGAGCTATCTTCGAATTTGTTAACGACGGACGCGACAGCCTCCGCGACTTTCGACGATCAATTCGGCGACGGCGTCGAAAACGGCGAATCAACCGTTCCGACTCTCAATAACCTTCCAGCGTCGTCAAATTATGTTTTCGATGGTTCGGCCGGGGCGAAAGGCGTCGCGATTATCGACGATCCATACGTCGCCGACGCCAACGCCGTATATACGATTATCCAAATGGAATGTTCTACAGCCGCGGCCGGCGGTGGCGACGAAGGCGGAGGCGATCCAGGCGGAGGCGATCCAGGCGGAGGTTTGCCATAATGGGTTGGTTCCCTTGTTGTTGCGAGGCCGGGTGCAACGTTTGCGATTGTTTTCCGTGTGGCGTCAAATTTCAATTGTCCGACGTTCCCGCGTTTAAATGCTCGGCAAGCTATTTGACCGACGACGTTTTTCAGGGTGATTGGGTTTATGCGAACGTGACGCAAAACACGGCGGGATCGTGTGTCGCCGAGTATGTTGCGACCGTCGGAACCCAACCCGATATCACCGTTCCGCCAGGGCCGCCAGCGTCGCCGCCGTATTCGTGCGGAACGTGCGTCGTATCGCCCGGAATCATGACCGTTCGTTTTGTCATCACGATTTACGGTCAATCGAATTGCCAACCACCATGCAGCGACGCCGATTTGGGTGGTTCTAGTGTTTGCCAATATTGCGGTTTTCAATACGACGTCAAAATTCTGGTCGAACCGTTAATTTCTGGCAGCGTCACACAAACCAACGAAGAATGGAACGCGATCGCGTATCAGGAAATCGGGCCGGATCGGTGCGACGACTATATCGCCGAATCGACTTCGCGGGGTTTTGCGGTTTGCCCAAACGACCCGGCGACAACATACAAATTCCAACACCTTAATTTGGAATTGTGCGGCGGCGGTCCGATTCTCGACTTTTCTGACATTACGGCAACGCTTCAGCCGGTCAAAGACGAACGCAACTACCTCGGCGACGATTGCGACGGCGTCACGGCCGGTTGTGCGTGTTGGTGGCAGTTTAACCCAGTGTCGCCGCAAACGCCGCCGTGTACTCCGACGACCGATTCGTCGTTTGTGAATTGTATCGACGCGACGTGGGGTTCCAGTTGGCAAAATACCGATTGGGACGAAAGTGGAACGACGCCTTCGACCGATGGTTGGTGGTTCACTGGTTTAAATTGTGCCGATTTAAACAATTTGACATTGAAGGCG